GTTATAGACGTGACAAGATGGAGCAAGTTCAGCGGTAGAGTGGACTATCCAGTCCCTCTTTATGATGTCAATCCAGAAACAGCATACGATACTCACGATGACCTATGGGATAAAAAGCACCCATACGGACGCAATCGTTGGAAGTTTGTCGAATGGTGTCATGAGCAGGTAAAAGCGCAGATTGAGAAGTCCGTCAAAGAGGATATGGAGTTTCCTGTTTTGGCTAAGTATATTAACAATGGGTTAGTTTTTTTATTTATTAGTAAAAAATCAGGAGTATGTTGTAACTCCAAATCGATAATAAGTCGAGAGGGCGAAAGAGAAAACAATCTTTGGCCAATTGATTCTGGACGTTGGACAATCCTAAAAACAGCCAAAGAGTTAGGCTTACAAGTGCGGAGTGACAAATGAATTACGATAGATTTAGGTTTAGGGTGTGGGATGGGGAAAAGTTTATTTTTAATATCTGTATTGACTGTGATGGTGAAGTATTTACTGTTGACAGAAAAGGCAACGAAACATTTTTAACTGATGCAAAGATTTTACAGTCCACTGGACTAAAGGACAAAAACGGAAAGTTGATTTTTGAGGGCGATATTGTTGAATATGGCAAAACAAATGGAAAGCCTTTTTATGCTGTTGTGGAATGGGAGGGGTGTATGTTCGGTCTTAGAGTTTATGAAACAGATGATTTTCGATACTTTGACTCTGAATTGGCTGAAACTGCTCACTTATACGAAGTAGTCAGCAACATCCATGAAAAACCTGAACTACTGGAGGCTGAATAATGAAATACGTAATCTACAAAAACATGAATAAGTGGTTTATTCGGATTGGTGACGGCGATAAAACACAAGCAAGCCGAATCTTTAACCACTTGATGACGGGAGATTCAATCAATAGGTTTAAGTCAGTCGATATCGGCGGCGGAATTAAGCTACCAAGCAGAATCAGCGAGATTAACGAAGCACTGGCGCGTTTAGATGAATCGTTTAATGTTAGTCATATTCGTATTGATACTAAGCACGGCGGTTTCTATTTTCAATATTTTCTAACAGGTGAACAGCATCTTCAGATTGAAGATGCGCTTTTAGGAGTGACGGCATGACTAAAACAGAAAATCTTATTTTGCTATTGTGCCTTGAGTGCGTCAGGTCTGATTGTTTTAGTTTTGACTTTTATAGTCACAAAAGCATAACAGTAAATCAGTGGGGATGCAGGAAAAAAAGTGAAGATATTTTGCGGTCTTGGGATATATGGGATATTGAGAACAATGAAGATTTGATTCAAACAATTAAAGAGATTCGAGCAATTAAAAGAGGTAAAAAATGACACTATTAGCAACAGGCATAATTATTGTGATTTTATGCGATTATTTATTATTTGGAGATTGATATGACAAAAGAATTAGCAACAAAACAAAGCACGGAAATAACACCGATGCAGATGATTAACAATGCAATGGAAAAAGGGGTTGATGCGGACACGCTCGGAAAAATGATGGATTTACAGGAACGGCACGAAGCGAATCAGGCTAAAAAGGCTTATGTGCAAGCAATGAATGAATTTAGCGCGAATCGGCCAAAGATTTTTAAAACAAAAGAAGTTAAATTTAACTCAACTCACTATAAGCACGCTTCACTTGACGGCATTATTCAAGCTATCACACCAGCGCTGGTTAAGTTTGGGTTGTCTTATAACTGGATAACCAAACAAGAAAACAGCATAATAACTGTCACGTGCAAAGTAACTCACATCGACGGCCATAGCGAATCAACCTCAATGAGTGCCGGTGCTGACCAGTCAGGCGGAAAGAACTCAATCCAGGCAGTTGGCTCAACAACAAGTTATCTTCAAAGATATACGCTTTGTTCGATTCTTGGTCTGGCTGCCAGTGATGATGACGATGGCGCAACCTCCGAAGCTGAAACAGTAAGCGATAAACAGCTATCTAACTTAACTGACCTTTACGAATCATTGGAGTTTGATGATAAAACAAAGGTTAACTTTTGGAACTGGATAAGCCGGACATTTAAGGTCACTAAATTCGATGACTTGAAAGCACGCGATTATGATGATGTGCTTACTCAATTAAAGAAAAAGGAAAAAGAAAATGCTAAGTGAGAAAATTTTAATTGAACGATCCGGCAACTTTACCAGTTCAGAAAACCATAGATTGATGGCCGGATGGGATATACCAAAGCCCAAAGAGCCAACTTTGATTTGTCTTGAAGATGAATTTAAGAAAATGGACAAAAAGCCACTGGTAGGTTTTGTTAAGTCTGAATTTGAGGTTGATGCGACTGGCGCTGATGTTAATGAGTTGTGGGCATGGGTTCGGTGGCATGATACACCGCAGGGGCTTATAACTTACGCAGAAGAAAAAGCAATGGAAACGCTTTTTTATCAAGACCCGTCATTGTACTTTGAAACAGTCCACACGCGAAACGGCAATGAACGCGAACTTGAGGCTATTGAAATGCTTGAAAGTGCCACCGGTTTGAAATTTGAAAACACCGGGAAAAAACAGGCGCATATTTCAGTTGATGAAGTCGGAGCAACACCGGACGGGGTTGTGTTAGGCGATGATTTTTCAATCGTGACCGGTGCTGAGGTCAAATGCAAAAGCCCACTGGTACACGCTAAAAACCTGCTAATCAACAACAACGATGATTTAAAACGTGATGCCTTTGAACACTATGTCCAAATCCAGACACAAATGTTAGTCACTGACACTGACCACTGGCATTTTGCCAATTACAATCCATACGCTAAACACGACGCGCTTATGTTTAAGCATATTATCATTGAACGTGATGACCCATTTATTGAGATTATGGCGCAACGAATAGAGACAGCCAAAAAGATTAAGGCTGAATTTTTAGAGAATTTTAACGGCCTTTTGGCAGTGGGTGAGAAATGAAAACAACAATTGACTTAACCTTAATCGCGCTAATTATCGCGCTATGGGTCATGGGAATATCGGGCTATGTGATGAACATCGTTTATCTGATAGCAAGCAATGAAGCTATTGGCGTAATGATAGCCCGTGGCATTGGCATTGTAGTACCGCCTTTGGGTGCGCTTTTTGGGTGGGTGTTATGAAACAGATTTTAGAACAGGAGCAAAGCGAATGAGTAAAGATTTCAACCAGTGCAGTTTTATCGGTCGATTGGGTCGTGACCCTGAATCAGCTGTGACTAAAACCGGCACTGATATAAGCAAATTTAGCATTGCTTGCGGTGACGATTATAAAGACAAGCAAGGCAATAAGGTAGAGCGCACAAACTGGATTCCAGTAGTCACTATGGGCGGGCTGGCTAAAGTATGTAGCCAGTGGCTATCTAAAGGCAGTCAGGTGCTTATCAGCGGTAAGCTGGTGTCGAATAAGTGGCAGGATAAAGAGGGTAATAACCGCGTAAGCTATGAGATTATGGCGAATGACATGCAGATGTTAGGTGGCCAGTCAAAACAGAATCAAGAACCCCATAACGGCGGTCAACCCGCACAGTATGGGCAGGATTTCGATACTGACAGTTTTAGCGACTCAATCCCGTTCTGATATGAAAAATCAAATAATCAAAAATCTAACTTCAAGCAAAAACGAGCGCAAAGCCTTTGAGTGCATCTATGACATGACAGTAGGCGCAGGCAAGGGCTTTGTAATCGTTAAAAATTCAGACTTTGAGCGGTACGGATTAAAGCACCGGAACCGCAAAGAGAAAGCGGTTAAACGGTTGATTGAAAAAGGCTTGGTATTTCGGTCAGAAATGGACGCTTGGTTTTGGGGTGATAGGTATAACGCTGAGGGTCGGATTTTCGGCTATTCGGTGTCAAGTGTGGGTTGTGTACGTTTTTTAGAAGATAGTGAGGTGATGTGTGAGTGAATGGAGTATCGTAGATGGTGATGGTGTGCATTTATTTACTGTGGATTTTATGCCCGCTGTTGGGATGATATTTAGATTTGATTCAGTCGGTTTTTTTCTATCAAAAGATAAGGATAGATACAAAAAAGAGTATTTAGAACATCTTGAAAAAATGCACGGTCAAGAATTTGTAATTGAGTCTTTATATTGTGATGTTAGATATGGTGCAGGAAACGATACTTTAGTTAAATTTGCCGTTGCTGACATTAATCCAGAAAAAAGCCCCGATTAAAGGGGCTTTGTCGGTTTATGGGCGTGGGTTTACGGGTCCATATTTTGCATCACTATAATTTTGTTCAAGCATGAATCGATAGTAATTTACAATATCAGCCATATATTTATCATGATCTTTATCTTCTAAATAAGTGGCATTACGCAAGTTGACAAACAAATGACCATCGACTGGTTTTTTGTTTTCATCAACATAGGGAAATATTCTGTTGTCGCCGCCAGAAAAATTCCACCATTTTGTGACATTCCGCCACATATTCATCCATTCTTCACTTCCGAACGCGGGGTTAAAATGTTCGGAAAACACAACAAATAAGTGAGGGGTTGCTTCCGCCGCTTTTTGCTTGTATCGGTCATCAGAATTAAGCCACTGGTTTCGCAGTTCGTTTACTTTCTCGTTTTGAGATCCATTGTGTGGTGTGGATGGGGGGTAAAAACCATTTTTTTCTGGTTTGTTTGCGTCCGCTTCTGGTTTGTAAATTAACAGCCCATCCAGGACAGCTTCGCCTTTCAACTCAAGGCGACCCGCTTCAATTAAATCTTCAATCATTTCTTGTTCGTAACTCATTCTACTTTCTCACACGTTGAAATTATGGTTAAAATTGTGGATATGCAGTTATCCACGGCTTCTGATAGCGTAAGAACGCCATTTGTCACCGTCATGCCCTTAATCACGGGCTGTCGGCAGTTGATTATGCTTCGGTCAATCTGGCACGCTGTCGGCACCTTGACTTCGACTGTATGGGTCTTGGTCACAGTAACGACACGCTGACTGTCGCAAGCTGATAGCATCATTGCTAAGAATATCAACGTCATTGCTGTTTTTGCGTGCATCATCGTATTTGCTCCTGATTGACTGGATTTGCTTTGCTTGGTCGGCTTTGGCTTGTTCAAACTGTTGCTTGGTCTGCTCAAGTTGTTTCGACCATTGCAGATTGATAAATTCAAGCTCATCTATCGTGGCTTTGCTTTGTCTGTTAGCTTCTGCCAATGATTTGATTTGTGCCGACTGGGTTTCAGTTAATGTTTTTTGAGCTTCGAGGTCATCCTCAAGATTTTCGGCTTTGCTTTTGTAGTGAGAAATACCCCACCACATCAGGCAGAATAAAGCGACAACACCAAGACCGATATAACCCTTAATCATACCAGCACAAATTTAGCCAGTGATGAACCAATAATCACCCCAACAATTAAATAAAACAAATAGTTGGTTTTTTCTTTTTTAAATAGTTTCATTTTTTTCACCTGTTTATCTCAAATATAAATAAAATATAAATAACTATAAAATCTATAGTTATCCCCAAAACTCATCCTTTCCAACTTGACCATGCCAGCCGTCTATAAAGTCATTGCATGCTTCTTTCATTTCTTTTCTCCATACTTCGATTTAATAAACATAGCCAAGGCGCTGAATAACAACCCCAAGCCCGTTGCCAGTGGCACAGCTACCAGTTCTATAACGCCATCTTTAACAACGGCTAACGTGATGACTGATAACAGCCACATCACCCAAATAGTTATCAGCCAACGCCGGGCAATACCGGCCACTTCAACAAATCGGGATTCTTTGATTTTTTCTTTTAGTTCAGTCATAACCATCTATCCAGTTTATAAATACTGCTCATACGTTTAGCCCGTGCCGGAGTCTGATTTGCCCATTTTGATTCAAGCATTTCATCTGCGGCTTGGACGTGCGCACCTGATTCAATAAATAATTTAGTGTTTTTAAAAGCATAAAGGTTAAAGCCCATTTGATAAGCCATCATTGTCAACACGCACTTTCTAACACTGCTCAGTTCATCAAAATTGTTAACATAGCCTTTTGCCTTTTCTATTGCAGATTGAATGCCACAGTAAAGGTTTTTTTCGGCCTCAGATTTGTTATTGCCGATTGTTGTCTGTGTTACTCTTTGGTTCCCACGGGTGTATAAAATCGTATTGCCAAAATAGATTGTCCAGACACCAATGATGTCCTGATAAGGTGTATCGCTGTAACCCTCATCGGATTTGATCGTTTCAACCATCTTTAGGAAATCGTTCATCGCGTTTTCCTCAAAATCTCTTTAATATCTTTTGATATTTCAGCTTGCTGGTCTTTGGTCTCTTTTAATGTGCGCTCGATTGACAATAATCGGCTGTCTAATTCAACACGGGGGACAAAAACTTGTATTTTCTCTTCAAATGGCATGTGTTCATATTTGTTATCCATGTGAGATATAATCATCTTATGATTCGCTTCGACACGGCTGTCAAGTTTTGATGCGTACCAAATAAAGCTGATTGTCTGCGTAAAAAAGGCGAGCAGTACAGCAATCGGCACCGATTTTGATAAGTGCCATTGCCGTTGGTCTTTGTGCTTGATTGGGCCAGTCATTATCTGCGCTCCCTTAGATTAAATTCAATCGCCCAGTCGGGCATATTATCATCGCTTCTTGAGCCAATTGTCCGAAGCACAGGCATATTTTCAAGCGATGAGTACATTTGCAAAGTCGTTAGCTCTGTTGCCCCGCCTACTTTATCGCCTTTATACATAATGAAATAAAAAGGTGCGACCGTTCCATTCGTTTCAAAAATTAAATTAAATTTGCTGCCGTCAGAATTTCCATCGCCGAAAACGTCTTCATACGACGCGGCTGGCATGACAAATCGAGCGTTCTTTAATACTTGTTTTTTAGTCCCGAATAATTGACCGCCGTCCGATTCAACCTTAACCGACTTATCATCATATTTAATCGTTAGCTTGTCCGTATATCCAACGTCAATCGGTATTGAGTTTGCAAGCCATACCTTTCCAATTCGGCCATATTCACCCGTGGCAACCGGATTACCATCATAAGTAAACTCAATAAGGGCGGCATCACACGAAACACTATCTATAATAATTGTTTCATCAGCAAATGCCCAGCCATATTTATCGTAGTTAATTTTGCGTGTCACATAAAAATCATCAGTATTGCTGTCAAATACAACCGAACCTAAATTATTATATAAACGCACACGAGAAATATTAAGATGGCCAAGTTGTCTAACTGAATCGTCAATAATTTCCCGCCAACCTGAATTTAACAAAGAAATAACGCTTACAATTCTCTTATTAAATGTTATTTCAATGCTGTGCGTATCATATGATTGTCCCTGAGACCAAATCAGACATTGGTCGTCCACGGAATCACTATACAATCCAGCTTCGTTAATAACAGTTGCGGCGCTTCCATTAGTTTCTACAGTTGTAGTAAGCCCCCGCCCAGCTTCGTAAGCGTTGTTAAATGAAAGTAAATTTGGCATTTTATCCCCAAAGCGTTAGTCTGTAAGTGTTGTTAATAAAGTCTATTTCACGCCCCACGCATACAAGATTTTTACCTGATTCAAGTCCAAAGCGTGGGTATGTGAGTTCGATTGTGTCACCGATAGACGCATCCTTTGTGCTGTCGAATGTGTAGAAGTTTCGGCGTGTGCTGTATAACGAAGTTAATCTATCTGCAATGTCAGGAGGCCAGTTGTCACCTTGAGTTATTGCGTCAAATGTTTCTAAGCTGTCTTCATACGCAAGCGTGCTTGAACCCTCTGCCACCAGTTTCCATTGCGCTGCAAAATCTATTTTATTCTGTGCTGTTGCTCCAAACGCAATGTCATCTTGATTGTAAACATACCAGTTTCTATTACCGCCGATTTTTGATGTTATATTTGGTGCTTCATCGCTAAAAATATTAATACCACCTATAACATTGGTTATGTCAATATCATCGTCAGCCGTGGCCTTTGGTTCGTCCCAGACACCGAATCGAATCTCGCCATCTGGGTCAGCGTACATATAACCGAAGTGGGAATTTACCAGCCAATTCAATACATATAATGCGGTTTGATTTGTCCCCGCTGGCTGATAGTATTGATAGTTGTAATTTAGCTGAGTAACAATGTCATCAGCATCGGTTGATGAATAATTCGAAAATGAAATCCTACCCATTATTTCATCTACAAAATGGTTAAATTTTCTTACAGCCGAACCGCTGTTTTTACCCATAATTCCCTCTGCAACAATCGTCCCAGATGGGTCTGATGCTAAGGTAAACCCCTTTGTCGTTTGAGTAAATGAAACGCTTATACCATCATCATAAACATAATCAATGCGTCGTACTTCGCTGTCGTGGCAGTGATATTCGTTAAAGCTTCTGTGAGCTAAAAATGGCTGGATGTTATAGCAACGACCGAGAGCCAAAGGCCGTGTCTGACCCTCCATGCCATAATAGGTATTAGTTGGAGTTGGTATTATCGGACTGTCTGACGGTTCAGAAGCTGGAAATACGTTTGTTTGCAGTGGCACGTCTAAGTCGGCAAGCGGGGACTTTATTTTAATAATTAAGTGATTTTCACCTTGCGCCACAATTCGGTCAACTTTACCTGCGGCGATTACTGTTGATGTGTCATAATCTATTATCTCAACGCTACCGATTTTATCAATGAGATAGTCAAGACCGCCATCACCGTTCGCAAGTTTAATATCGCCAACGCCAAAGTTTGTTTGTTCATTCTGTACCCATGTGCGCACACTGACTTTATATTTAAGCGGTGACATCAGCCTCGCTTTTGATGCTGTGCCTGATATTATTAGAGGCGACTCACTGAAATAAACGTCTGATTCAGTTCCAGCAGGGCTGTCTTTGTAAGTTAGCTTAATGTAAATCATGCGACATTCACCGTGTCTAAAAATTGTTGTAATAATTCATTGTTTGATTGTAACCACTGAATTATTTTGTTTCGGTCGTTGTCAGCTTCTTGGTTCGCTTGTTGTGATTCGGTGCGCATCGCTTTAAGTTCGGCGTCCATAGACTGATTTGTCTGATTAAGTTGCGTCATTTGGCTTAACTGCTGGCTTGCGTTTGTGGTCGGGTCGATGTTTTCAAAGAACGGTGCTAAAAGGTTTGCCTGATCGGCTGGTAAGGTCGATATGTACTCTTCCATATCCGCAAGCAATGCTTCCCTGACTTCGGGGTCTGTGCTTTTCTCGATGGCTGTCAGCAGCGCATCTAAATCATTTGCAATACCCTGAGGCAGTTTAAGTATAGTGCTTTCTAAAGCGTCATTTAACAAGCTCTGGTCGTCTGCTAAATTGCCCAAAGATATGCCTACACTTTCAGCCAGTTCGGTTATCTCAACACCCATAGTAGCGGCTATTTCAGCCAGTGCGGATGATGTTTCAACCGTTACATCCTCAAGGTTCACGCCCAAATCCTCAAGGAATTGCTCAACAGGTAAACCAAGGCGTTCAGCCATGTCAGCGAAGCTGTCATGCGTAACGCTTGAAAGCTGGCCGATTTGCTCAGCGATTGCCCAAGCCGCATCAAATTTCTGGCTTGCAGCTTGCTGCTCCATTAACTCATTCGCGCGTTGTTGTAATTCAATAAGCTGTGAGTTCTGTCCGATAATCACAGTGCCTGTATCATCGCCCGGTGAGCTTGTAACGCCCAAACCGGACAGTGCGCCAGTGACCATATTGAACAAATCAGTATATTGTTCGCCAGACGCCCATACATCACGGCCAAATCCTAATAATGTGTTAGCAAGTCCGGGCAATGCGTTCAGCGCATCAATATCACCCATTCTGGCCAGTGCCAGCATCTCCTCAAACTGCGCTTGCGCTTCTTGTAGCTGTTCCATCGGATTCAGCGTGGACAAGTTTTCATCAAGTAACAGGCTGTCTAAATAGCCCTGAATGTTCTGGATGGCTCGCAGTTCATCAGCATAGCGATTCTGGTTAGCCTGACCGATGGTCTGAATCATTGACCCTTGCTGTTCAAGAAGTGCTATCTGCTCGTTAATCTGGTCTAATTCGGTGCCGTATAAGTCAGTCAGTGCGCCACGGATGTCATTCTCAAGCATCTGGATGGCTTGCTGTATCTGTCGCGTGGCATAGGTCTGAATCATCGCCAGTTCGCGCTCTGTGGCTCCTAATTCTTTGGCTGTGGCGATTTGTTCGTTAAAAGCGTTCTTAATGTCTTTAAGCCGTTTGGCGAATGGTGACAAGTCCATATCTTCAAGTTCGCTACCGATTTCCGCCATCATCTCGGCTAAATCATCAGCGTTCTGACCGCGAATCTGCGCCAGTTGGGCTTCTGCATCAATAACAACGCCAATCGCTTCCGCGGCCTCTAACCATTCAACCACCATATCGGCTGAAAGAGTAGGTAAAATATTTTCAAACAGTTGTCTGAATTGTTCTTGAGTTACGCTTGAATCCAGTCCAATGTCGGCTAATTCGCTGTCTCGGCTTGTTATTGCATTATCAAGGGCATTTTGCGCCAATTCCTCGGCTGAGTAGAATGTGTCAAAATAGGCTTGCCACAACGCTTGCGAACGCTCAACACCGCCCGCGGCTTCTGATATGTCAGCGGCAAATTGCACAAACTCTTGTCGTGAGTTATCAAGCGACAATCCCATAACGCCAAGAGCATCAGTAAGCTGGCTTGTGGCTTCGGATATGCGCGAATAAGCATCAAGCAATGATTCGTTTGGCTTCTGCATCGCTTCGATTGTGTCAGCGACTTCGGTTAAGGTATCGAATAACCCAACACCGTTAACAATATCAGTTCCGGCGGCAAGTAACATTTGAGCGCCATCTAATAATGTTTCAGCATCCATGCGCCATCGGTTTGCGATAAAATCAGCTTCATTAACAAGCGCGTTTGCGGTTTGAGTAAATGAACCGATGACACGGCCATAATCATCGAATAATTGAACAACTTGGTCATATTCAACAACAATCGGGTCAAACGCCTGATTTAATGATGCAATAATGTTTTCAGCACTGACACGCATCCCAAATTCTTCAATGCCCTCGTTAAACGTGCGACCAAGAACCGTGCTTATCGAACTAACAAGGTTGCCATCGGCGTCAAATTCCTGCTCTATACTTCCGCTGACAAGATTCGGTACATCCACACCCAATGCCTGAGCAGATGCTTCTGCAATTTCAACAGCGGCATCTTGTATTTTCTGCAATACTTCACGAATCTGACTATCCAGTTCACTTGTATCAATTCGGGTTTGCGTGCCACGGAAAAATGACCGCTCGCGCTGTGATTCTGTGTATTGGGACCCTGACACACCGCCCGACCCAACACCGCCACTGAATCCACTACCTGTAAGCTCATAAGACGTACCAAACAGCCTACCACCGGTTATCGCATTAAGTGATTGCGCAATCTGTCCGATTGCTTGCGCTATGGGGCCAAATGCACCAGTGGCGGCTAAATCAGAGGCGGTACTTGCTACCCTGCCAGCATCATCCTGACCAGCGGTACGATTCCAAGCATCGAACGCAAACGCGGCAAGGTTAGCCATATCAGCCGCACTTCTGAATGATTCCTGCCCACCTGCAAATAAGCCCTCAAACATGCGTGTAAAATCACTGCTTGGGCTAACTTCCATATCCGCTTTTTCAATTGCTTGCTGTAATACTTTAGGCAACTGGTCAAATATTCCGGTTAATGACGATGCAAAGTTACCTGTAAATATTCCGCCAAAACCGCCAGAATTAGAAATTGAACCCATTAAAGCGGCAACTTGTTGCAACTGTTGCAATAAATGAGACGGTACGCCTAATTGTTCAAGCGCGACCCTGAATTCATCTGTTGCATCAGCGGCGGCTTTAATCTCGGCTTCGCTGTCTTTGTACTGTTCATCAAGGCGTCTAAGGGCTTCCATTGCGTCATTAATCGCTTTTTCATTGCCCTGATTGGCCAGAATATAGCGACCAATAATTTGAACCTGCTCATTTGTGGTGCGGTTCAGCGTTTCCATCGGTGTTTCAAGTGATTGAACAATGCCGGTGAAGTCGTTTAATAGTTCGTTTGCTTCCTTGAACGCATCATCGACCAGTTTTTGCATGGTCTTTTCAATTTCTTTTTGCTGTTCTGCAAATTTTTCGGCTGATTTGGTGGCTGAATCGTATGACTTAGGCGCGTCTTTACCAACCACCTTGTTTGATTTTTCACCTGTTTTGTTTGCGGCTTCCCATAGCTTGTCCATTTTGGCTAAAGTTTCGCTAAATGCTGACAAACCACCTTCGGCATCATATGATCCATCCTTGGCATTTTTTAGATTAACCAACAACTCAGCAAAATATCTGTCAGACGCTTCAGCATCTTCGCGGACATAATCGGCAAACCCTCTGAGATCATCACTAAACAAACCGCCAATCTCGGCCACACCCTGTACAACTCTTTTCCTCACCACATCTAATCCAGCAAGAATAGACTTAAATCCAAGCCTTGCGAATCCTGCTGCCTGTCCTATGCTCTCCCCTAATAGTTTGAACGAATCCCTAACAAGCAATACACCGCCGTACATGCGAATCAGAACGCTGTTTAAATTGCTGATTTTATCCACGCTATCTGAAATCTGCGGGGAGTTCATTTGCTTCATCATTTCGGTTAATACTGGAATGACATCAAGTGCCATCGCCTGACCCATGCCAGTTAATCTATTTTCTAATCTGGTTAATTCGTCATTAAACGCGGCGGCGGCATCAGCAGCATTTTGTGAGATTGTTAAACCGAACGAGTCGGCTTCTTGTCTCATTTTAGCAATGCCATCGGAGCCCTGATTTAAAACGGTAAGCAAGTCAACACCAGCGCGACCGAATATATCCATCGCGGCACCGGCTTTAACTGATTGACTTTCTACCTGGCTGATTTTGTCAGCGATAAGTTCAAATTGTTGTTCAGGGTTTAGGGAGTTGAGGGTATCAAGTGAAATGCCCAGGCTTTCAAATGCCCGGGTAGCCGTAGAAAGGCCGTTGTTTGCGTCATTGACGCTTTTAGACATTTTACGGATGCCATCGCCAACACGCTCTAATGATGTGCCGGATAATTCGGCAACATGGCGATATTGTGATAGAAATTCGGTAGACACGGCCAAGCGATCACTCATTTTCTGAATGGCGTCAGCCGTGTTTGCTGTTACCTTAACCAAACCCGCGATTGCACCACCGGCGGCAATGGAAGCGGTCGTAATGGCAGTCATAGCAATTTTTAAATCGCGCTTCATCTGGTTTCCGCGCTTCTTGGCAAGCCGTGCGGCTCTGCCCATATCGTTCTCAAAGTCAACCATGTCGGCTGATAATTTAATCGCGATGTCTGCTAATGATTGTGCCATTATTTAATTCCAAATGCTTTCTTAATGGTATCAACGTCTTGTTCAACGTCAGACTTCCAATAAGATTTGATGATAAAATCGTTAGGTTCTTTAAGTGATGCGCCTTTAGCTTGTTTGCTGTTCACAAACATAGCCATAAATTGAGCCATCATAAATTCAAGTTTTTGTGATTCAGACGGCTCTTTAGCGCAATATACCTGCCAGTGTTTTAGTTCATTGGTGGAGTAGTTTCTAAGGATGTTTTCGACGCTTGTATTTTGTCTGTCTGCGAATCGGAATAACCAGCGGAGCCATTCCGATTCTTTAAGTTTTTTTCCGCATCCTCTTGGCTGATTGCTTTCTGTATGCCCCTTTGCGCGGCATCAAGCAACTTAACGGGCATCCGTTTTTTCATCTCTTCGCAAGACTCAAATAAGCGGTTACCGTCTGCATCACAAAGCTGATAGAAAAGGGTGTAGTCACGCATGGCGTTGATACTCTTAATTTCGTCACCGTCCGGTGTGTAGTTCTGGTTTTCTTTTTGCTTTTGCATCATAGAAAACACGCCCGCGATTTTATCGGTGATAATCTCGGACTCCTCGCCAGTCAGCTCTTTGTAGAAAAAATCCAGTGATTGACCGTCAATCTCAACAGTCGCGGTCTTAACATGTGATTTTGAAACGTAATCTAAAATATTCATAAATAATCTCGTAATGGGTTTTTAAAGGTGGGCGGGAAAGCCACCGAAGCGACAATCCCACCCATTTTCATCAAACGGCTTCCTGTGTGGTAATCGCACCAGAAACACGCAATGAAATAGTGCCACGCCAAACATCATTAACAGACGCGCCCTTAGGCATACCCTGTACAGATGCTTGAAAGTCCAGCGTGGTGCGGTCGGTAGGGATAACAAATGTAGACGTATAAGTCACATCGGTGTCAGATTCCGAACACGCAATGACAAAGCGTTTATTTGCACCACCAGCCAAATCAGTTAAGGTCTGCTGGGTCACGTTCGATGGGTCATAGTTGAACCCGATTGTGACAGTGCCGTTATCAACTAAGCCGGAAAAGTATTCCATAGCCGTTGAATCTAAGTTAGTTACATCAATATCACCTGCTTGGGGTCCAAATTCCCCAATGTTTGTAATATTGCCCAATTTACGCACCTCGTTACCACTGTCAGATTCATCCAACAGATAGATTTCAGTGCCTTGTGTTTTTAAGCCTAAAGCCATATCAAACTCCGAAGTTATGCACCATTAAGGCGCGTTAAAAAAAACTAAGTTACATCAGCGACTATGCCAATATGAATAGTCGAATAATGTCCGGTAAAATCCTGTGTCTTTATCGCGTTCACCATAGAAGCGTGTACCTTGCATATAGCCAACTTCCTCAAGTGCATCACGGCAAGCAACAAACAAGCTGACACTTTCGGCTTGGTCGTTACCTATACACTCAATCCCGATATACTGGTTTTCAATATTCGGGGTTTCGGCCACAAGGTTTTCAGGATTTATGTTAATAAAGTCAACAACCACATACGGCGGGTTTGTGCTTTGTGGTGCCTGACTGATATGTATTTCTGTTGTGATGGCTGTCACTGCTGGGTCGTTTGACAGCACGGAATAAACGCTCATTTTTGTAATCTCTTGAGTTTTTTCGTTTCACGAATGATTGCCTTTCCTAAATGATCCATAAATTCTTTGACGGCTTCCCTTTTCTTTGTGTCGTACGCTTTTGTTAAAAATCGCTGTCCTTTTTGCTTAACTGTGCCAAACTCAACAAAGCGCCAATAATAGACTGGCAGTTTTTTGGTCTTAAAGGGTTTGACGTACATGATTTCGTTATGCCCTTTCTGCTTTGGGTTTGAATCACGTCTGACTTTAATCGCGTCTTTAATATGCACGCCGTCTGGGGTCTTGTCCATAGGCGCGTTCTTGATTGCTTCATCCCGTATCACATTGCCGGCTTTCCTTAGCGCCGGGGATAAGAAGTTCTTACCAGTGGCTTCGGTCAGCTTTCGGATTGCCCTATCCAGTTCCCGTAAGCCCTCGACTTTTACCGTTTCTTTAGCCATTGACGTATCCAGTCTTACACATGAGCGTTGTGTAAACTTCGTTTGTCACGTCAGGGATAATCGCTTCAATGTCATAATTGCGACCGTCAAAGACTATACGCATTGATTCGTTAATATCGCGCTTGTAGATAATAATCATTGAGTCGTATTGTGCTACGTTTTGAGACACGGCTATGAGTTCACGGCCTGAAATGGACCTAACACTTGCCCGAACGTCTGTGGCAATATCCACCCATGTATCCGTTAATATACCGTTACTGTCCTGTACGCGCTGTTTCTCTTGGATAGTCACTCTAAAGCGCATATCAGCGGGTTTAATCTTTAGCATTATATTTTCTTGTATTTATTGCCTTTACCGTCTGTGTAAATCATAGTTTCTTTACACTCAAGATTTATATCTTCGACAAAGATTGTTAATGTAGCTTTTGCCACGTCACCCGGTTGAATATCTATCTTGCAATCCAATATGTTGTTAATGGGTTTGTCATCATCATCTAAAAACCGTATATTCTTAGACATGACTGGTTCGCCGTATGTTGCCTTTCCTTTTATCTTAATCATATAACTTCTCTTAATTTCTTACGTTCAAAGCATTCAAGCGCGGTTTGTCTTGAACAGTTAATAATCCGCAAGCCTTTCTCTTTGGCCTGTGTTGCTACAACGCCCATGTGACCTATCCATCCCTTAAATGCGCTCTGCTGGCTTAATCCGCGCTTGTGGTCACCGTGCCAGTGTGATTTACCGTCCGTTCTTTGCATGTCATAGCCAAGTAAAATGATTTCCGTGGCTCCCAAAAGATAAGCTAAATTGATAGCTTGGTGTCCTGAATTTCCGCCTGTCCTTATCTCAGTTTCACCTAATCCGTTCAGGTTGTTATTAAACGGCCATTTTTCCACTTGTGGGTGGTCATACATGATTGAGATTTTACGCCCCTTATGCTCAAGTGCTTCGGGGTATGCTTTCCACCACGCCACATCGCACGCATAAACAATATCAGCCCACGGTGCAAGCTGAAACGTGTTGTTGATTGTGATTACGGTTCCCTTTCCTTTGATATAATCCACGTCCTTTTGAGTAAGAGAACCGCCAGATGCGCAAATAAAGAAGCGTTTACGATAATTCTGTATGTCGGCACCGATTAATGACTCAAGGTATGACCAGTCATCTTGTTTGCCGTTCATCCTGTGGCCAATTCCAATCCCGTCACGGCCTTTTTGTCCTTTAATGCCAATAACGTCTATGTCGTTGGTTAAATGCCCTCCATCGCGCCAGAATTGAATATCAATGGGTTTATTCGGGTCTGAACACGCTTTTTCCATGCGTTCAAGGGCTTTTTTGCCTTTAAACGCGGTTTGACATAAACAAGCGTGGTTTTTGTGGTCAAATTCGCGGTATGTGCGATTGCGAATGTTGTAATAAATGGACTTTTTTTGTCCAACAACATCATACTTTTTTAATAGTTCCTTTGTTTTTCTTATGTAGTCTGGGCTGTACCAGTCATCATCTTCACAGATAACCACCATGTCATCGGGTGAACACTCATCAAGTAAGCGTTTCATTGACTGGTGTTGAGTGTTTCCGTTTTTCCAAATCCATGACGGCTCAATAAATAAGTCGCATCGGCTTGGTATTTCGCTAACCGGCAAGCAATCATCCAAGACAACCCATTTAAAGTCTTGGTCGGTCTGCCTTTCTAAGTATTTGTTAAGGTTATTTAGCGCGTCAGG